CCTTAGATTTTACTATAATGAAATCTTTAACTAGTGTTTTGGTACTATCATTTACAGCAGATGCAACAATCTGAGATTTTGCATTTTCGGCTTCGGCGTATGTGTTAAACCCATCTTGATTTAAAACAGGTAGTATATTTCTAATAACACTAACAAATTCGTTATTAGGAAACTGTCCATAACGACTATTATTGTTGTGAAATACAGAAATTGTTACATCTTTGTCGGGAAACTGAGGATGCCTTGGCATGGCTAAATAGTTAGTCAGTGGAGACGCGTATAGTCCCTCAGATATTGGTTCGACAACTGGTGTATCTACAAAATGTATACCATTTGTAGGTCTCATACTATTTTTCATTGCGTTTAGATCTATGTCGCCGTTCTTCTTTAAATATGCCGGTACTCTATCTTTTGGTCTGATAAAACTAAATTGACTACCCAAAGCATTCTGAAACTTTGGATTAACTGTGGTAACGTTACTATTATACGTATTAAAAGTTGGATAAGGACTTGATGAAGTTTGAGCGGGCATACCTGTAGTAAATGCTTTTAAGTTTTGTCTGTGTGTAGCATCAACAAATGGAACAGCATCATGTAGAATAGTCTGATTAATAAAGTGTTGATGTCCCATTAGTGCTGGTGGAATAGAGTACACGTGTTGAGTTGAGTCTCGAAACTTTGCGTATGCTTCACCCTGCGATGTATGATCTGTGTTTAAACTACGCTGGTTATATTCATAAAATGTTTCCCCATTTAAAAATTTAGGTTGTAGACTTGGAACTGATTCTAATACCATTTAATTATTTACTAATATTTTAATTTTAAAAATTAACTTCATTTTTTGGTTTTCTTCCACGACGAGGTTTAGATGAACCAGTTAATGTTACAGATACCTCAGATACATCATCTAATATTTCATTTGCTTGAACTGGAATTGTTTCTTCTTCTACTTCTTTTACTTCAGTTGTAATTAGACTTTCATTGATAATACTGGGTGATGGACTTATTTGTGTCTCAATTGTTCCATTTTTAACTAATGACGTGTGAACTACACCAGATAGATTATTAAATTGTTCTACCATAGCATTATAAGACTCTTGAATTTGGAAATTTGTTTGTGTTTGATCTTGTATAAAAGTTTGTAGAATTGTGTTAGGTGCCTTATCCATTTCTAAAACTTTTTTATAAATATAGAAACAGAATGCTACAGCGATAATAGCTATTAAAAGTGGTCCAAACTTAGCTACAATATCTAAAAATCCAGTTGAGTTTTGCTGTACAACAACAGGTGGTTCTGGTAGATCTACGGGTACAAATTCTCTAGAGCCCTTAAATGACCGTGACATATTAATAGTTATAAACATTTTAATAATTATATTCAGCCGAATAAATTACTCTGGAATCTCCGGTACATCATCATAGTTATCTCCATCATTTACTATGTCAATTCCAATAAAGAAAGTTCCGTGTACATAATTATCAGAATTTGCTGGATACTTCTTCCGTGATCTTTTCGTAACAGTAATATTATTATTCGAAAAAGGTCCAGAATAGAAATCAACTGTAAATTGAGATTTAGCTAAATTGTTTTCTCTACAGTGCTCATTAAATGCCTGCTTAAATATCTTTTCAGGTACATATACTTTTTCAGATAGTACCACCTTACTACTCTTAAGAAAGTTAAGTAAAGTATTTGTATTTTCATCCATTTCGTCTTGATTCTCTTGGAAGTATTTAGGTAAAATTTTCCAGATTCCTTTTTTCTTATATTTATTAACAGCCCATAAATATCCCATTACAGACATTTTCATAATCATCGGTATTTCCTTCGATAGTTCTTCTTCTAAATGTGTATTAGTATCTAACACTTTTCTCCAAAACTTCCAGATAACTGTTCTTCGAGACTGTTGACCACAGTTATTTTTATAAGCAGGAACACTATTCCCCGCCATAGGTACCGGCGGAACCCACGTCATTGTTTCCGCATTTTTATTCTTTTCTGCTGGAGTCAAAGTTCCACCCTCTGTAATTAATTGCCATTCTGTCTGCTCTAAAGAACAATCTGCCTGAATCTCTGGACCAATTACAATCTTTGCCTTGGCTAAAGGCTTAAGACCAAACTTTTTCTCAATATTATTTGATAACATTTTGATATCATCTGAATCATAAAACTTAGCAATAATCTTTTCTATTATAGTACTTTTACCTGCTCCAGCCATACCGAGTAAATACATGATTACACACCATCTTTCGATTTCATTAATATCAAATAAATTTCGGCCAATAAAAATTACTAACCACTTTTGTACATCTTTTGGAAACTTTTGATAATCAAGAATACTCTTAAAAACAGGACAATCTTTCATAATATCAAAAAAGTCTTCAGGTTGTATATTATCATAATTATTAAAGTCCTGATCAAAATATTTTGATGCAACTGTATCTGATGTTAGATATTCGCTCTTTTCTCCATATGGAATAAATTTATCAGTCCATAATTTTTCTTCTTCAGTTTCTATATTAATTTTAGATATATAGATACCGTTTCTAAAAGCATGTACATGCCTATCTTTTTCTAAACTTTTTAATTCTGGACCTGTGTAGTCCATAATATATTGTTCGGCCGACTTAATATTATTATTACCACCACTTGTAGAATTTTTCCACTGTTCATAATTTGTTTTCATATTACACGTTCGAATAATAAATGTTTTGATAGACTCTACTTTTTTCCATGAGTATGTAAAGTTACCATTGTACATAACTTTTTCATACAAAGTTTCATTGTATTTTGCATATTCTAATTCATTGATTTTACCAAATAAGAATAAAAGTAAATTTTGATAAGGAGTATTTTTTGATGTATCAATAGGTGTAAACTTAAATAATCCATCAGTATCTTCATTTAATGTATATTCATAGTTATCATTTGACATTCTATTTAGTAAATAACCAGTTCTCAAAAATCGTTCGGAATAGTAAAAATTCTCAAACACTTTTTCCCAACGAATTTTTAAAGAATCATCATTGATATCATAAAATTTAATAAATTTATTCTGAACTCCTGTGAGCTCCCATAAAATTTTATTCTTTTCTGTTTCTATGATATCAATGTCTATGGAACCAATGTCAGATATGTTAAAATTATGTAAAATTTTGTTAAATACTAAATCGACACCTTTTGGGATCTTCCATTTATCCTCTATCTTCTCAAAATATTCCATTATAGAATCATCATCAGCTTCCTCTAAAAACTGAGCTAAATCATTTGCCCAATTTCGGTTAACATCATAATCTGACATGTTAATTATATATGGAGATTATTTTTAAGTCGTTTATCTCGTACTTTTTTTAATAGTAATCTAATACAATGGATATCCTATTCATAGATCAGTTAGGACTAATCACAAAAATTAAAAGTCCATGGGAAAACGTGACTCTCACAGATTTTAAATTTACAAAGGGTAAATATACCTATAATATTATTAAAATTAAAGACGGTATACCATTAAAATTTAAATTCTCCAATACTCTTATTAATTTTAGTGGATATGTAGTTAAAACCAATAAGAATACTGATAAAATTTTAAATATTAAACTAGAAGATATAATAGATATAGAATTTCTAATAAGACAAACAACATACTACGATTCTGACGATTCATCAGATATAGAATATGATATCTGTGATAAACTTAAAGATAAAATTTGTTAATCTGAACCCTTAGCACGACGAAGAGTCGACTTTGTTGACGATTCTCTATTTTTTTCATATATAAAATCTATAAGAGCTTCAGCTTTCTCAGAAGAATTAGCATCATCAAACGCATCATCAACCTCTTGAGTAAAAAACTTAATAATAGAATCTTTCACATCTGTCTGTGTAACAGGTTTAACAGATTTAGATTCTTTATATACTAACCGTCCAGATTTTAAATTACAAGTATCAATGTCATTTTTTGCCATAAACTCACAAATATTACCCTGTAGTTCTGATTTTTTCGTCTTTAACTCTTTAAGTTTAAGATTTAATGGTTTAATTTTATCCGTTATTTCTTTAATTTCTGTGTCAAGACTGTCGTATGACTTAACGTCAGTTCTGAAAAACTCTAAATCAGCCATTAAGTTTAAATATTTTTTTTCCTTAAGTAATTTAATATCTTTTTATCCATTTTTCTTTATTGTGATAATATTCTGCGGCTGGATTTTTTTTAAATGTATGAGTTTTGTAAGGTTTTTTCCTTATACAGAGTAAAACTTCTATACATCTGAGAAAGTAATCCACTTGTACTAAAAATGGAATCCAAACGTAACGTTTAAACATGCTCATGAACGTGTTATTATATAGATATTACTACAAAAAATTAGAAATAAAATAACAACGATCAAAATTATATAAAATTTTATAGGGAAAAGAATATTATTTACTAAATCCACACATTTAGCCTTATCTTCTGGTTCTAATTGTAGAAACATTTCTATAAAATTTACCATTTAGTTACTACTTATATTTTAAATATAATATTAACCCGATGATTTAATCACTCTTGTAGTCATCATCGTAATCGTCTTGTTCTTCTTCACTCTCAAATTCTTCTACATCTAGTTCATCTTCTTGTACAAGATTTTCATCGTCGATGCCACCAGTCTTAAAGTCTCCAACAATATTTGATACTATCTTTTGCCTCGTGCGATTGGTTGGTTTCACCTTAATAATTTTCTTATCTATAGTTAGTAACTTTTTAAAATATTCATACAGTTCTTGACTAGTAGATTCGTGGAAATTTTTAGGCCTTTTGCCCCTCTTCCATTTATAATTATCGCGTGGGTTTCCATTTTTAACAGATTCTAAGAAGTCATCAATTAGTGAATATTTTCCCACCGGAACAGGTTTCCGAATAGGAATTGGATTTTTAAGATAATAGTTTGCGATATTATAGTACTCTTCTATTGTATATTTTTCCTGAATATAAGGAGGAATATTCAATTTTTTTGACAAGTAAAGTATACGATTTGTATATTTATCAAAGGGGCTTCCTGTGTCTTGACACATTTTAATAGTATTAATTGTGGTTAGTAATTCTTTAATGTTACTTTCTCTTGTTTCTATGGGTCTATAGGGAACTATGACCTCTTGAGATTTTACTTCTTCGCGAGGTAGATCAGATATTTCTATTACTTCTTCTTCCCTGAAGTCACATTTCTTTTTCTTTTTGTTAATTTCTTCTAAGCTTCTATTGCACCGTCCAACTAAAGAAGTACACCTCTTGCCATCGCGAGAATAAATTTTTGTAAAAGTAAAAGCTTTTTCGCCGCAGTGACAATTCATTATTAATAATATAAGTATAGATAATATGTTTAAGCACTCTTAAATGTCGTACAGATGTTTACGACAAAATAAGGTACTTAAAAAATTATCTCAAATTTAACATGAAGAAATGTCTATCGAGAATCTGAGACAGTTTCATAATTTTATTAAGGCATCCCTCATATTAATCTCTAAAAAAAATGGAGGAACAACTTTATTAGATATAGCTGTCGGAAGAGGAGGAGATTTATTTAAGTGGCAACATAACAATTTTAAAGTTGTTGTTGGGTTTGATCCTCACAGAGAGTCCATTGATGAAGCAAGACGACGACTTAACATACAACTCAAACAAAAGAAAAAATGTCCATACACAAAATACTTCACACTAGATATGTTAGATCAATGTTTACTACAAAAAATAAATAGTTTAGAAATGAATATTAAAGGTATAGAATCACACACATACGATGTTGTGAGCTGTCAATTTGCGTTTCATTATTTCGCTAACAAAATGGATCAAGTTTTACAATTTATTAGTGTAAAATTAAATAATGGTGGTATTTTTATTGGAACAGCAACAGACGGAGACAAAATTTACGAAATACTCCAAAAGTCTGATAATTTTTCTACAAATTTACTACAAATAAACAAAATTAACGATGAAAAATATACATTTAACATTACCTCAGATTCTACTAATACATACTTTGATGTAAAGGGAGTATCAGAGGAATACTTTTTATTTAAAGAAAAGTTTATAAATACAGCAAAATTATATGATTTACACCTACTAGAAATAAAATCTTTTAACGAATGGTACAAAGGATATGAACATCAGATGACAGAGTCTGAATGTATAGTCTCATTTTTAAATTTTAGCTTCAGTTTCATAAAAATTAAGACTTAACTAATAGTCTATGTAATTCTATAGAATCTCTTATAAAAATACTACGTAATATTTCTGATGCCTAAATAATAATATAAATTATGAGACTAGCAATCAATATGGCTATATTTGTATCTTTATCTTTAGCACTAATAACCTACAATAAGTAATTATCTATATCTTGTAATGTAAAACTCATTTGCTATTATCAAATGTTTTTTTCTCGAAAATTTGATTCACGTCTACTGTTTCTACAAAATTGTCTAAATTGGAACAAAGTGTTTTAAAATATTCATCCTCAAATACTCTAGCTAAAATTTCTATAGGATCATACTGTTCCTGTGAACCCTTGTAATCACTCACGTTAATATTATATTCTTTAGCAACAGTAGCCATACAAATCCGTTGATCTTTACAAATTTCTACTATCTTTTCTAATGAATTTAACATGTTTTCTCTAATTTTAGCTTTTTCTAAATCATTACTAGCAACCATCATATCATACTCTTCCTTCATTGGTTTCTCTAAAAGCTCCCAAGACTGAATAATTTTAAAAAACTGACTGTCAATATCTACAAATTTATCTATTGTTTCCATTAATAGTAATGAATATTTTAAAAGTAATATTATTAACGAACACGGCAGGATTCGAACCTGCGAGTGCATAGCACAACGGATTAGCAGTCCGTCCCCTTAACCACTCGGGCACGTGTTCCTTAGTAATATTACAATTTTGATTATTGTAATCAATGTTGGATATGGGGCTCGAACCCATGACTTTCGGCTCATAAGACCGACACTCTAACCAACTGAGTTAATCCAACATTCATTACAATATAATTAGTAGTTATTTAAATCTTTAAGTAAATTTAGTCATATTCCAAATTTTTAAAATTAATTCCACCACGAAGTCGTAGAACAAGATGAAGTGTTGATTCTTTCTGAATATTATAGTCCGATAACTTACGCCCATCTTCTAACTGCTTACCAGCAAATATCAATCGCTGCTGATCTGGTGGAATTCCTTCCTTGTCCTGAATCTTAGATTTAACATTTTCGATTGTATCATCGGACTCTAATTCAAGTGTGATTGTTTTCCCCGTTAATGTCTTAACAAAAATTTGCATTCTTAATAGTAATATTGATTATAATTTTAAGTTAATTTAAATATTTTTAAAAAATAAATGGGTTTGTTTCGGGGAAAGAAAGAAGAGAAAAAAGAGAAAAAAGATTCAGTTGTTTTAGATAAGCTTGAGAAAAGTAGACAAGTTTCAGCGAAGATGTTTGATTTTATATTTTGTGCAGGTGTAGCGGTTGCGGTTGGGTATATGTATGCTAAGTTAAATATGTAAAGAATACTCAATTGTTAATTCGTCGGAGTCTTTTGCGTAATTTAATAAAGAATAATTGTCATCGGAGTATTCTAGTATTATATTTTCATATTCTAGATTTGCGTTGTGGTTATAATTTAAGTAAAATTTTAGGAATATTTTGACATTTTTGATTGTTGTATTAATATCTAGACTCAATGATACAATCGGTTCATAACCTTTACACTCTTTATCTCTAGGAATTAATAATACTTTAAGTTTATTCATTAATTCTTAATAATATTTAATTAACCTAAAGAATTAACCTAAAATATTATAATAATGCCTCGGTGTCAGTGTGAAGTTTATGATATCCATGAAGACACTTATAGAAATTGTAAAAATAGTCAAAAATTTACAATTTACATGAATAAACAAGTTAAATATTGTCATATACATGCAATTATACACATCCAGAAATATGCTATAATTATTCAAAAACATTATAAAGCATACAGAACTAGAAAGAATATTAAATCATTATTTATAAATTTACCTGAAGATTTACAAAAAAGAGTATTATTTTATATTAGAGAACCATTATATCTTTGTAAGGTATATCAAAAAATATCATCCATAATCTACCCTAAAATTAATATTTTTTTAGAAAATTTAGACCATGAGGCTATTTTTTTTGATAAAGAAGCATCTCTATATCATTATTTATCTCCAGATCAAATTAACAGATTTTGTTACTTACTATATTTAACTTTTAAATATCATTCCATATTACCTAAAGACTTGAGAAGAGAAATGTATAACATTACAAATACTTTACATATTACCTATATACTATGTGATGTAGAAAATACCGTATATAAAAATGAATGGACTTCCCTGATACGACACTTCAATCAGCTTAAAACATTAAAACGTAAATAGAATATAGATGCGGTGTAAAGCAACAACTTTGTTAAATAAAAGATGTCGATGTAAGTCTTTATACTCAAATTTATGTTATATTCATATTAAAAAGTATCACTCAGATACTATCACTAAGATACAATCAGTCTGGAGATCATATTTAACACGCAGACGAATTAAAAATTTGTTTGTTAACTTACCTCATGAACTACAAAATCTAGTTTTATACTTCATGCGGGAAGATCACAGGATTTCACATCTACATAAAAGTTATATTAATATTTATAATAATAAAATATGTAGAATGAATATATGTTTGTCCGAATTATATTATCATTATCAAACTATATACTCTCTAGACTTTGAAGATTATATAGAAAGAAAAATAAGAATAATAGACAAAATTAAATACTACAAAGCTAGAATCAGTGAAATAACTTAAAATTCCTCCGAAGAGGATGTGTGTCATTTGCCATATCTACTATTAAACTTAAAAACTTAGCAAAGTAACAATTATCTGAAGTTAGTACTCGATTTTTCTTAATTAACGTGTTATTTTCTTCTTTTAATCTAAAGTTTTCTCTTTTTAACGCTCTAATATCTCTCTTAGAAGTCATTAATTAATAGTGTATCATTTCTCTAAGCAATTTTTTATTAAATCAACACCAATGGATAGTCCTAATTTTTTAATAAAGACTAAGTACAAATATTCTTCATCTTTTCTTCTTCGAATATCCTAATCTGATACTTTAGATTTATAATTTTCATCTTATTTTTTGGATTAAAATCAGACGAATCAATATTGTACTTTTCAGCCAAAAGTCGAACAGCTGGACTTTTATATTTAGTAGCCTTCGAATATCTAGATTTTAGTTGTGTAGGCAGTAGCGAGTAGTTAGCTAAAGTATTAAGTAAATCTGTATACTTAATAGAATACTCCCGACTAATGAATAGAATTACATTATTTAGTTCTGATGTATCCATTTTCACGTGATGTTAGTATTCCCTATAAAAAAAAAATTAAAATGCTTGTGAATTGTCTAAATGGTTAAAATAGTATTGAGTATAAGTATAATAATCCACTTCTATTGGTTGAGGAACCCCATACATAAAATGGTCTATCCATAAATTTTTAACAATAAATTTGACATCATTATAAGTAACATTTTTACCAGAACTTATGTATGCTCGCTTATCATACAGATCTAGTGAATACTTCTTAGCTAGTACTAGTGCTTTCTTGTCTTGGAAAATGCCACGACGATTATCGACAGGCATCTTTGTCACGTTGTTATTGTTATTCCTAAGAATTTAGTAGTGATAAGTTAGATAGCCTCCAATTGCCAGTCTTAGTTCATTACATAAATTATTTATTTCTGAATATGACGATGGATATATAATGCTCCCACCCCAAAGTGTTTCTTCATGAGATAGTGTTTTTTGTATGTTGATATACACTGTACCCCAAAAGAATGAATCATCAACTTCATTAATAAATCTTGATACCAACTTAAGATTATTTACAAATGTTGGCAATGTATTAATTTTGTAATATCCATAAATATGCATATGAGATCTGATGCTACAAAAATAGTCTGCGAGTTTAATTTTAAACATAGTTTTTCTGTAGTATGATCTAATAATTGTATTTGCGGCATCATGAGCAAGAAATTGTTGTATGTTGCGAATTAACTCAATAGGTAATAATGGTAGCAACACGAACGCTTTCATTTCACGCTGAGTTAATATAATCCTAAGTTACAACTTTAAATCATTTTGAGAATATCACATCGAAGAATTATTCCCTTTGGACCACTTCCCTTTGGTAATTCTTTGATGTCATATTCTCTGATAAGATCAAAGGCTGCTTTAGACATTCCAGGAGGATCATATTTCATCAGTCTTTTAACTCTAGCTACATCTGCGCATGTAATTTTTTTATCTTTACCAGTCCCCTGACAAATAAATCTCCATGAAGGAATCCCCTCTGCGCGCTCTTCTGCGAGTTTAGTAGCGAACATTTTTCTTCACGTCGGGTTATAAAACCCTAAAGTTTTAGTTTTTAATTACTTTTTAATATTTTTTTGGGGGAGAGGTTCCATAAAATCAGGTCTAACTTTTTTGTTTCTTTTGTGTGTTGCGTAAAAAGTGTTGTGAAATTTATTTTCATTCGCACGATCGTAAGAGTCTCTTATTTCGGTGGTCTTCTTTCTTACTTCTTCCCAATACTCTCTGGCTAGTCGTTTATCTTCCGGTGTTTGGCATATATAAAACATTTCCGAGTGTGGCTGGCTGACGAATAAGAGGTGGCGGTGTTAAAGGTTCTGGTGTAGGTTTTTTGGAAGAAATATGAGTGTTTTCTTCACGATCTCTCTTGATTGAGAGCATATTCATACGTACCTTAAGTCACCCAAAGGTAGATAGTACATATTATCGTAAATTTCACTTTTCACCGGTATTCATCAAGGATAAATATTCTTTGTCTGATAGGATTTCTTTGTACTCAAATACAAGGTCCAATAGACACATTCGATATGTTTTGTAAACTCTATCATCAAAACAATTACACTGAAGTAGTTCATACCTTGCTTTATAGATTTTCCCGCGAGCAACAATTATCTCTGCAATTTTCATGATTCTACACGTAGCCTTAAATGTTCCTAAGAACACACTACTATTAATTTATTTATTTTTTGCTACCAATCGGAACAGAATTTATCCTAACCTTAATCTTTTGTTTTTTATAATTTAGACCAACCAGGCGGGAGGTGGCATTGGAAGTTCTTGTGGGTTTGGTGACAAAGTACCTACCCCTGTCCCAAAATCTTCCATTTTTATTTCACTGATTGCTCGTGTTTGTTCTTTAATTAATTCTTCATCTGTCATGCCTCTCGGTCTAACTTGTAATAATTTAGAAGCATCAACACACTCCTGAATCTGAATTTTCCAGAGAGCATCCAGAGCAATCTGAGTCATTTTGTCAAGAATATCCATCGATGACATAATTTTTCACGTGGTCTTACAGACCCCTAAGGGTCTACCACTCATGCTATTTTTAGTTTTTTAGTTGTTGAGATTTTAGTTTTTCAGTCATCGAGTTCCATTTCTGGCTCTTCCTCGTCAGAACCGAATAGTTCTTCCTTCTTTGGTTCGTCTAGTTCGAGTTCTGTCTCTTCTTGAGCCTCGAGAACTGGTTCTTCTTCGTCCTCGTCAAGAACAACTGGCTGAGCTGGCTGTTCTTCGATAGCCTTCTTGACATCCTTGAGAAGAATGTCACCGCGTTTACCAGATGGCGTGATTGTAGAAATGTCAATCCCGTTCTCAGTGGCAAGCTTTGCGGCGGCATCGCTGATCTTCACCTTTCCAGCAACCGGAACATCTACAACTTTCTTCATGTCTGCGATCGTGATACGACCATCGCGACCGGTGCCAACGATATCCTTGATACAGATACCATTGGCCTCTGCAAACTCTTTAGCGCGCTTGTTGTCGTATGGACCCTTATCCTTGGAAGTAGATGTCTTGGTCATCATCATCTTCTTTGGGAGGAGCTCCTTCGACTCAAGAGAACCAATGAGAGTTTGCATGTCGATCTTGTGCTCCTTCGAGATCACCTCGAGCATCTGAGTGAACTTCTCGCACGAAATCGCCATTGTTGTCTGTTGTCTGTTGTCTGTTGGTTGCTATTACACTCTTATTAAGCCCTAAATTTTTAGGGTGTATAAAATGTCGTAATTTTGTAAATTGGTATTCTTACCAAAGACAAATTTGTAGGGTATACAAATGTCGTAAACGCGTAAAATAAACTTCGAATAAATTTTTAAGGTACATATTTGTCGTAATTACGACATTTTATACACCTTAAGGATTTAGTGTTCATTTAAGTGAACAGTTCTATCATGTACTGGTGGGAAAAGAATTCTTCTCGCGATCTACATGAGTCATATCACAATGACGAACAAGATGCGAGAGAGTTTGCGAGTCATGGACTACACAAAGAAGCTGCAATGTTATTTAACTGTGCAGCCCAGCAAAGAATCAAGCAGGCGAAGCTAAACTACTCATCAGGGTTAGATCCTGGACATTTTCAGGCTTGGGAATATTGTAAAAATCAAGCGGCAAAACATGAGTGGTTGGCTGAAGCTAAAAAGTAAATAATTATTTCGTAGCAGGACTCTTCGGAGTCTGTAAGTCTACGTGAAAGAGAACACAAAGATGCCATCGAATAAGTGTTGCGAATTTGTTTTTGATATCACTACAAAACGCAATCGCAAGTGTAAGTTGTACAGGCACTTTCGTGATTATTGTTACATTCATTCACGGGTATTTTATAAGGAATCTGCGATACTAGTACAAAGAATTTGGCGTGGATTTTATGCTAGGAAGAAGATAAAGAATTTATTTTACAATCTTCCACAAGAACTACAGTCTCAGGTTCTGAAGTATGTTCGTACAGATCACAATATTGAAAAACGGTGGATTCCCAGTGTCATCAAGGTTTACAAAAATAGAATTTTTTACTGTCACACTGTTAAGAAAGATTTGAACGATTGGTTAAATAATCATATGATTGATATAAACGAATTCCAAGATTACATGTATGAAATATTTAAAAAAGAAAGACAGGCTCAACTTATGATTGACGCTTTTACAGGTAAATGATTTGTATATCGTGGTTTTGGTCTTTGACCATATAATTCCACGTTAGAATGTTCAATTTCTTTAATTTCATCCAATATAGAACTATTAATAGGAGCAGAACCTCCACAGCCCATTTATTATTTACGACATTTTAATATACTTAAAAATATGTCGCTATTAAACAATGATAAAATGGGTTGTGGAGGTTCTGCTCCTATTAATAGTTCTATAATGGATGATAAGAAAGAGTTGAACGATTCGTTAAATAATAGTATGATTGATGATAAGAAAGAGTTGAACGATTCGTTAAATAATAGTATGATTAATGTGAACGAATTCCAAGATTACATGTATGAAATAGTTAAACATAGAAAGACAGGCTCACCTTATAATTGATGCTTTTACTGGTAAGTGAACTGTGTATCGTTTTTATATTTGATCATATAATTCCACAACCCATTTATTATTTACGATATTTTAATATACTTAAAAATATGTCTCTATTAAATAATAAACTATGTCGCTACCAAGTCCCACCATGAATACTTCCTGGGCTGATGAGGTTGATGAAGAACTTCACCCATCCATCCCTCGAGATGGAGACAAGTATGATCACCTTGGACGCAATCTTTCCGCGCAGGCTCGTCGCGAAAAGACTTTTGGTCGGTGGACAACGGTAAAATATTCTAAGAAGTTTTACTAAGTTATAAAAAAAAACTAAAAATAGCATGAGTGGCAGGACTCTTAGGAGTCTGTAAGACCACGTGTGACTATTCAGGATGGATTTCTGGATGGAAAAGTTTGAAACAATGATCTCATCTGCTCTTTCTAACAATGTGAGAACTGATTTGGGTCATCTTAATTTTCATCTGTCCAAACTAAATTTAGAAAACAATAAAACAGAAGTGTTCGAAGCATTGACTGAGTTATACTATTGCGATTGTTGTAATAGACATCAACTTGATAAACCATGTATTCCCGTAAAATGGAGATCAAAAAAAATACCTACACTGTCTGTAACAACTTGTCCCTGCGATTGTAGACATACAGCTCGAATGATTTGCAGAATGTGTGATTAAGCCAACTTTGTACTATTAGGTATATCAAAGCCAACGTGTGAAAGATGACACCAGACTATCTACGATACTCCAACGACTATATTATTAATATCAGAACTAATGATATTAATAATCACAATTTAACAAATGCTATCAATAACTTGATTAATAATTTTAATAATCACAGAATTCTTAATCACCCTATTGATCAAATAGTACCTCGTGATCCAGTGGGTATTCCGGTTGTTGACGGTTATGTTTTCAATGGTTGGGATGAAGATCCAATAGTTGTTAAGGGTCAATTAACAAATGAAACCAATTGTTACTTTGGAGAAGAGGAAGTAGTACCAATTGGTAAACCAGTTACAATCGGGAGACCTGTTTTTCCTTCATGGGCTTTGGATGTATGTGTTATTGGTGGTAGACGGGTTTAAAGTATTTAAAAAAAAACTTTAGGGGTTTACAAACATACGTGGTAAGATGGAAAGTCTCCGACTTCATATTAATAACTACTTTAAAAAAATAGACATCAAGGGATTTAGTGTTAATAATGGTAATACTCAAGTTGCTGAAAGAAAAGTAATTGAACATATGGAAAATTTATTTAACGAAATAAGTATGACATACGTCAAGGCTGGTAGCCAACAAGCTAAGGATTTTCGATGTATTAATGGCACAAATAAAAACATCGAAATTAAAATTGTTACAAATAAGTTTGATATCATATTTAATGATACAATACCTTCTGCTGACACAGATTATATAATATTTTTTACAGGCAAAACTTATAAAAAACAAATATACTTGCCTCAAATTCTTTTAGTTAATGGAAAACATTTTGTAGAAGAATCTAAAGATTGGGTTGATGAAGTAAATAATCTTTTATCAGAACTTAAAGATAAATATTGTAGAGGTCAAAACAAAAAGAATCTTAAAAGACTCATGAAATGCTATTTTAGACCAACTTGGTCAAGTACTATATTTCCATTTATAAATAATGCAGAGTTTACTGTTTATAAAAGTAATCAACCAGAGGTTTAACAATAGCTTCTATTATAGGTGGTGGCACGGCATTGCCAATTTGTATAATTTGATCTTTTACAGGTCCCTTGATAGTAAAATTACTTGGAAATCCTTGTATTTGTTTTAATTCATTTACGTTAAATGGTCTGATGTAGTATTTACTTTCATGTTTTAGAGGGACTAATAGTCTAGGTTGATGGTTATATGTACATATTATAGTTTTTGATGGTTTTGTATAATCAATCATTTCTAAATGTATTGGTGATTCTCGCTTTGAGTAAGATAAAAGACTTTTAAATTTTTTCCCATTATATTCTGGCACTTTATTAAGAGTACTTGTAATATAAGGGTGTATTACATGATCATTATCATCTGTTATTACATTTGTTACTGTTTTGTTTACCAATAACTCGTTATCTATTTCTACGGAACCTTTTAATGTTTTTTCTATAAAATTTATAGTTGGGTTACATTTAGGTTGTGTTAAAAATTTATATGTAAAATCTAACGATTCGTGAACACCAACTATAATTAATCTTCTCCTTAACTGTGGAACATTGTAATCTTCAACTTTAACTACTTTGTAAGTAATTTTATATCCTATATTCTCAAATTCTGCTTTAATAATATCTATATAATTTTCTCCAGTTTCTGTTTTTCTACGTAAAAGTCCTTCTACATTTTCTCCAATTATAAATTCCGGTGATATAATTCTAGAAGCTCTTACAAATTCTCTAAAAAGAGTATTTCTAGGATCATTCGGTAATTTTTTACCTCCATGTGAAAACCCTTGACATGGAAATCCAGCAAAAATAATATTTACTATACCTCTATATTTTAAAAAAGCCTCATCGGGGATTTTTGTAATATCTAATTCCTCATGAATTAATTTAGATGAAAAATTATGTAAGTGAGTTTCTATTGCTTTTTTATTAAAATCATTAAATGCTACGACTTCTATACCAGCATTTTCCATACCTAGAGTATCTCCACCCATCCCAGAAAACAAGCTTATAGCTTTCATTGTATAAATATATCATAAATATTTTTAAGTTGATTATAAAGATTTAAAGAAATAATTTATAATCAACTCAATGGCAAAATACCTAGTAATTATTTTAACCTCTTCTAAGTTAATGTTTTTAAAAGAATGTTATAATTCTGTCAAAAATCAATTACCAAGTGGTATAGATTATGATATTATAATTAACGTTAATACTCTAAATGATTCTTATTATGAAGAAGTTGTAAAAGAGTTAAGTGAAGCTACTGTAATAAGAACAGAAAGCGATGGTAGCCCCGGCAAAGGACATAATAGTTGTCATGAATACTTCCGAGAACACACAGAATACTCTCATATGATTAATATTGATGGGGATGACTTTCTATACCCGTTTTTTATGCAACGTTTAGAACATTATCTTCCTTATAATCCTGACGTTATTATATTACCATTTACAGATATCATATCAGATACACTTACTAAAAATATATTACATTATCCAATGAAAAAAGCTTACTATTATTTTAATGTAGATGAAATGAATTTAATGGAAGAGGTGTATAAATTTAAAGTTTCTCCTTTCACTAACGATCTTATTAATGTTAATGTCGCTGGTAGAGTTTTATTAACTTCTAGAAAAGCATTAGATATTGGGTTTAAATATCAAGAAAAAATTAAAGCCATAGATGATTTAATACCATTTTTACAAATTTTTGATTATGACACAATAAATCCGGGGAAGTTAAATATATATTTTGTAACTGATTATTATTTATATATATACAATCGACTTAATGAGGATTCAACAAGTACATATTTATTCAGCAGTCAAACGGTAGAAAAATTTAAAGAGATATCTATCGAAATTAATAAAGAACTAATAAATAAGTTTTTATCCATTAGAAACTGGAATCTAAGAACAATTAAAGTTTTACATAATCCTCCACCAGATAAAAACTTACTACATGAAAAAATTAAGTTTGGTAAAAGTTTAATAAATAGACTAAATATTCCAAATATGTCTAACTTCGAGATATCTCAACCCGATATTAATAATCACCACCAATTTTTAGTTAACAAGGGATATTCATCTGTCTACAGAGTTAAAAAAACAGACCAGTAGATAACCAATTATTAAATAATGAGCTGAACAATGAACTATATTAGACGCCGGAATATTATTCATAAATTTCAGAGTCCACGACAGTATCATAAGCGCAACAATAACTCCAACTGCGATCATAGATATTTCAGGAGAAAAACAACAGGAATATATAGTTAAGAGTGCAAATAATAAGTCTAGATAAAATAAAATATGATTTTGATTTGATCCTGTATTAAATCTATAAGTTCTCCATATTAAAGAAAATATTGCAGCAAATATAAATATTCCACAATATGTAAATTTATATTTCATTACTAACAGCAATACTAATGCTAAAAATGAAGAAATTATACACAAAAAGTCATACGTTTTAATATCCATTATAATACATCAATAAAATAATTTAAACATTCCTTTGCGGTTGGTCTAGAATCTGGATTCTTATCCGTCATCTTTGTAATTAATAATCGAAGTGATCTATGAGTCCAGTAAAATTTTAAGTCGGTGTCTTTTTTATAAAGTTTTCCTTCGAATAATTCATATAAGAGTATTCCCGTTGAGTAAATATCTATTTTTGTTGTATAATGTGTATTTTCTACTTCAGGTGCCATATAACGCATGGATCCTACACATGAAGTATGACCAGAGTTGTTATCTAATAAATTTAGATCTTTATCGTGCGAACTTACAAAAGTATTTGTCTCGGATAATTTTGATAAACCGAAGTCTACTATTTTTGCAGTCTTTGAGTTTGTTAGCATAATATTAGATGGTTTAATATCTCGATGAATAAGTGTATCCGGTTTTCTCGTGTGCATATAATTTAAACCTTTTAGTATGTCTGTTGCTATTGAGTATTTTTGTTTTTTATTCAGATTACTATTACTACTTAAGTCTTTATTAGGGAAATACTCCATAACTATGATAAATGGATCTTCCACATAACCAAATAATTGCACAATGTTTGGGTGGTGCATTTTTGTCATATTATCAAATTCTCTCAGGTACAAGAAACTTTTAGGTGTTGGTTTCATTACCTTCGCAACAACATAAGTTTCTTTCCATTTTGCTAAATACACTTCAGCCCAAGAGCCTTCTCCTAACTTTCTATCTTTATAAACTCTTAGTTCCCATGGCGGGATTTCCCAATCTTTAAATTTTTTATTTTTCATACTAGCGTAAACATTTGGAACACCACCATGTAATGAAACATCATCTGTCCACGTGTCACAAAACATTAATATTAATTGTGAGATTATTTTAAATTAATTACAAATGTTCTAAATGTAATTAATGATTGAATGTAGTTCTGGAAGAATTAGTCAAAATAAATTATGTTAAGTAGAAATTTAAAAGAAAGAAGTAATAAAGTTAACTAATCTATTCTAGATACTTTTCTTTTTTTAATTGTAAAATAGTTATTATTACTTGTTTTTAACTTTTCTTCGAGTTGTGTAAAAGTATTTAACATAAATTTTGGGTCACAGGTCATTTCTGGGAAACCAACCTCATCATATGTACAACCTATATCTGAATAATAATTAGCAATACCAGATGCATTATCTAAGTTAATTTGGAGAACCTTTAACTTAACAGCTATGTATGCGACTATTATCATTAGATAGTGACCAATTCTTTTTCTTTTGATATTAGCGTTTAAAATTCGCACATTGATGTCACCAAAATCATCTAAAAAAAAATCAACAGAACCAATTATTTTATTAGCATCGAATAGTTTATCTTTTAAGTCATCTATTTGATTATCGGCTATATAAATTATCATACGTGAATTTTCACATTTAAAATATAAAGTATGATTTGCGAGTATATCATATTTTTTCTCTACATTTAACTGACCAGATGAAGATGTTGTATATATAGAACACATTATTTAGTGTTAATAAATAAAATTTTCCGTGAAAATTCAAAAATCTAATATTTATTTCACTTTTATATTACCACACGCTATTCGATTACCTGCATTACCAGTCTTTAATGACTCAATTTCTTTTTTACTTAATTTTTTACCACTTTGTAAAGCTAATAAGCCTGGTATACCCTCATCATCAGAGTCTTTATGGATAACAATACCTCTGCCTACAATCGAGTTTTTACCTGGGTATAGTGATATCAAGGTATCAATAAAATTAATGGTAGCTAAACCATCCGAATTCACGTCTAAATTGTTTATTAGGTCACCCACATGCCGAACAGTACCTAATGAATAAGAACCATGATTAACTGAATATGGATTAAAATGACCGCCTAGTATTTTACAATCTATAGTCTTAACGCCTTTAGGTATACCTTTTTCGTGGATATGAAATCCATGTTTACCAGGTGTGAGACCTGATAAATTAACTTCTACACTAACTGGACTAAATTGACTAAACTGACTAAATAATATATAACCTTGTAGATTAACGTTAGAATAAGATTCATCACTGGGAAATATAACAATTGCTTGTCTCATTTACTACTTAAAAATATAATTAATATATAATTAATGGATAAGTTTATTGACTATTTTATCCATGCGAGTGGTATAAATGATTATGTCCAGTATAAAAGTTTGTACTTAAAAATTAACTCTAGAGTAAATAGTGGTAATTATACATATGATGATGTGTCATCTCAAGATAAATTGGTTCATGCTGAAATTAGCACTCCAGTTAACTTAATAAATAAAATTTTAGACTCATACGATTTAGATAGTTTTCATACTTTTTTTGACTATGCGTGCGGAAAAGGAAATATAATCATTGTGTTATTCTTAAAACTACTTAATAAGTATAAAATAGAAGAAGTACTAGGATCTGTGATATATTTTGCTGATATTAATCATATGAATGTATTCATTACTTGTTGCACTTTATTCTTAATATCAAAAATTAATTATAATGTAGAATTTTATAACTTTAATTTTTACATCGGAGATTCTCTTAAGCTGGACACTTTAAAGATCTTTGGTAAAAAATTTGATTGTCTTTTTGTTAATCCTCCATTCCAAGATACTATAAAACGAAACAATACTCCCCATAAACTGTGGATTGATTTTACAATTAAAAGTTTTAAAGACTTTATTGTAGAAAACGGTGTACTTATCCAAATTTCTCCAACGAGTTTTTCCAGTCCCAGCAGTAAAATTTTAAAGATATTCCAAGAAAAACTATTATTACTTTTATATACGAATCAAGAACACTACTTTAAGAGTATTAATAGTACAATATCATGGTATGTTATTCAGAACACAAATGTTAGTAATAATTCTACTATTATAAATGATGTGAAACATTACATTAATAAGTTATACTATTTACCAAATGACTTCAGTGACATATCGTTGTCAATTCACACAAAAGTTATGTTTAACACAGAAGACAAATTACATGTAGACAAAGATTATGTAACTGCTCATAATGTACTAATTAAAAAAGAAAATTCTACTTTAAGTAAGAGTTGGTCTGAAATTCATACTTATCCTGTATTACATACAAACAAGCAAATTTGGTATTCATCTATCAAACAACCATTTTTAGAACGTAAAAAAGTAATGTGGTCCCGTTCTGGTTACACAATACCATTTTATGATCCAGGGACATTAGGCGGTACAGATTTAGTATATTACGTGATTGTTGACACAGAAGAAGAAGGAACCAACCTGACAAATAATTTAAATACAAAACTTTTTAAATATATTCTTAAAACTGCAAAATGGTCTGGTTTTGGTAACGATAAAGTATATTATCTTCTTCCAAAATTACCTAACGTAAAATATACAAATGAAACTATTAATAAGTATTTTAATTTAACTAGTCAAGAAATAGAATACATAAATACTTTAGTTAAATAATTGTGAAATAGAAATGTACATATTTGTAGATGGAGCCAATTCAGCCGATTTCTTTGGTCTTCTTTGATTATGATATAAATGCATATTTTCTGATTTATAGTAGAAAGGCTCTGTTGTGTAATTTTTATCATTAAACCATGCTCCATTCTTATTAATGGTAAATGGTATATTGATATCTAGTATTACTTTTTCGTCTACACTTAGAGCAAACTTTAAAGACTGTTTATGTATAATATAACTAACAGTAGACACACTTAGACTTCTTAAGAGATTTTGGAATCTTTTATTTGTAGATGAGCTGTAAAATATCCCTGGAAATACACATAGTAGTTTAGTGTCGCTATTATCATTACATAAACCAGTCCTAGACAAAATTTTGTATTTTACTAACTCTGTATTTAATAATTTTAATCCGGTGATAATTATTTTCATAGCTTCATTGGCAATCATTAATTTATCCTTCTCAAACTCATTCTCAACTTCTTTAGTAAAAAATGCAGCAAACTCTCCATATACATACTTATTTTTAAGTAATAAATTTAAATCTAATAGTTCTTCTCTTAACAGGTATAATTCTAATCCATTCTCATGTTTAGAGTATTCTTTAAATAGTAAGTCTTTGTTTCTATTTGAGAACATTTTTCCATCACTTGTTATAAAATTCCCTGGACCTCCCGACTTATTTAATACAAAATAATCCAGAAGAGATACATGTGTGCCACTACACACCTGAATATTTCCTAATTTTTTATAATTCTTAAGAGAGTACTTTTCACTAAAGTTTTTAAATTGTAGTACAAAATCTGCTTTATTACCCTGATTTCTAGACTCCTTTTCTACATCATAAATATCGTGAGATTCATCTTGATAGTGTTCTAAATTTTTTAGTACAATTTGTTTAATAGAAGAGTCGATGTTAGTTTTGTATACTGATTTATTGTAGTTACCGAGGTCAATGTCTCTAAGTTCAGTATACTTAATAAATTCATTGTGTAATATTTCAGATATATCTGATGTTAAACTACGACCTAGTGATTCTAATACAGTTTGGTATCTATAACAAAAGTATGATTCAGATAAATCCTGATAATAATGATCTGTTTCATTCCCTGCGTCTCGATTTACAGTCTTCTCTGTGATAGTTTCAGGGAAATATTTATCAATCAGTGGTGTAAGTTTAAATAAATCTATTTTATAGTCCTGTGATATAGACTGAATCATTTTCATAGCAGTTTTTCTAGCTGACATTATCAATACTTTTCTACGTTATTTATTAAGATTATCCATATGTCGTAAAATTTAGTGTATTTTAATCAGTTTAATAAAATATATTTTATACATTATTAGATAAATATCTAACTTGATATTTAACATCTTGAGGTGGACTATTTATATTTTCGTAAAATGGTAAAATTAAATATTTAGAACCTCTGTTAGTTGAAGATAAATATATTCCATCAGACATGGCTGATAGTTTATCATAGGTAAGTCTATCACTACTTTTTAAATTTTTAACTTTTTCACCATTTTTAAGTATTTTTGACGAAATTAAATAACCATCAATGTTATGAAAAGATTTATCTGATGGTTTAATTTGTTTACAGCCGATTTCTTTAGCTTTGTTTTTAACAAATTTGACAGCTTCGTCGAATGTATTAAATTCTTCAATTTTAACATTTTTATTTGTAGAAGTTGTACCAGTTTCATCTGGATTAAATATATTATTTAAAGTACCCTTACTTGTAATTTCTCCATTCTTCATTTTTGTACTATTAGAACTCCAAGAAATTGTTGTATCGTTGTAATTACTTTCCAATAATCGTTCTTGATTGTCTATACTCTCTAAATTTAAAAAACATATAGTTTTACCATTATAATCATATCCAGTTAGTCTTGCAGCTAATCCCTGATTCATTATAGAATCATCGATTATATTGGAGCATCTTTCATATACAATATTAATATGTTCTTTAATTAGAGTATTTGAACATCTACACATTTCTTTAATAAAAATAATAGTGGTCTTTGCTGGTTTATGTTTTAATACTTCATTTAAATTAATATCGGTTGACGAATCATATTTAATATATTCATAGTCTTTTATCTCAAATATTATCTTAAATAAATCAATCGTATTTTTTTGATATTCACCTGTGCTGGTCCTTATTAAAATATATCCAGGTGTATCAATTCGTTTGTTTTCTATGAATATTTCTCCAATATTTTCTAGAGTAGAGTCTAATTCTTCTAAACAATCGCATAAATCATTATGGTCTATTGGTATGTTATTTTTATTAATATAATTAGTTACAAGTTCACGTCTATTGTATTCTAACATGACTCCGATACAATAAAGTTTTAAATTTATAATTTTTTCTTGTATTTCTACATTTTCTTCCGAAGATAAATCTTTATTAGTTTCTATCAATTTATTAATTACATCTTGGATATTTTCACATTTTAAAGATTTAAACTGTCTTGTATTACCCATATTTTTAATATTATAAAGTGATATATATCCAGGTCCAGGGTGTAGTTTAATTTTTTTTAGATTAGGATTGTCAAAGGCTGTTCCATTTGGTGTAGCACTTAACTCCATTATTTTTATGTTTTGCGAATACATTATATGTGATAGTTTTTCTTTGAGTTCTGAAGCTATTCTTTGTGTTTCTAGAGAAGCAATCTGCACTTCATCTATAATTATCAATACATTATACAATTTGGATATTTTATCTATATTTTTTAAAAACTTAGTTCTATCCATAATATTTTTATGTAAAG